TGTTGGGTGGGTTATGGCTTTTCCACAACCTGACAGGTTTGGAGGTGACTTTGAGTTTATGGAAGCGCTCTCCTTCTCTCCAAGCGTACTTGCTATGTTTGAAAACAACACGAACGAATATCCCCCGACCACGGGCACAGTCATACTTGGTGACGGGACAGGTGGCATTCCAGCAGAGGGTGTAATACAAAACATAGAAGTACTAAAAAAGAATGCTAGCCAAGGGATTGCAGTTGCTAGAACCGATATTGATAACTTAGTGCGTAGGTTGCCCTTACTTATGCGTACTCCTGATGGGTGGGTTCCTGCGTACGGTACAGAAGTTCTTAAGATTTTAGCAGGTGCAGACACTTATGTTATAAAATCCAGTGATGATGTAATACAAGAAATACGCGTTAAAGGGCTCCCACCAGTTAAAACAGACAACTTAGGGCGTAAGTGGATAAGTTTCGTGAATACCCCACAGACTAATCTTGCTGAAATGAACGTAGAAAACAAGTTTGTATTTGTTGGATTCACTGCAAAAGGTATATCTCCGCAGGTAGCTACGCCTGTTGGTTTATTAGAACCACATAAAATACAAGCAGCTCTTGCAGAATCTATACTAATACAAGATAGTCCTTACATACCTGATTACTCATTTGCTGTAGAGTTTTTAATTTTTATAGTTGGAGTAATGCTTATTTGGGTCTGCTTACACGTTTTTGGAATTACACTAGGGCTTGTAAGCGCTATATCTATATTATTACTTACAGCGAGTTACGGATTCTACACAATAAGTAATGCAGTTCTTATAGATGTAACTTGGGCTCTTATTTCACAATTTATAACAGCTACAGTAGCTTTTTACTTACGTTTTAGAGAACAATACAAGCTACGACAACAGATCAAAAAACAGTTTGAGCACTATTTAGACCCTAGACAAGTAAAAGCTTTACAGAAAGATCCAGGTCTACTGAAGTTAGGTGGAGAGAAAAGGGTTTGCACGTATCTATTTACAGATGTACGTGGGTTTACTGCAATGAGTGAGAACATGGATCCTGAAAATGTAACAAAAATCATGAATAGAGCACTTACTATACAGTCAGATGCGGTTAAGAAGTATGGCGGAATGGTAGATAAATACATAGGAGATGCAATGATGGCTATATTTAACGCACCTCTTGACTTACAAGACCATGAAAAAGCGGCAGTGCTTTGTGCGCAAGAAATACAAAAAGAATTTAGAGAATCAGACATTGGGGTTTCAATCGGAATCGGCTTGAATACAGGTGAAGCGGTTATAGGCAACCTAGGTTCGTCTACTAGGTTTGATTACACAGCTATAGGCTCTGCTGTAAACATCGCAGCCAGGTGCGAATCAAGTTGTAAAACTGTAGGTGTTGATCTAATAATCGCAGAACCCACAGCTATAGCTTCTGGTATGGCTTTAAAAGTTTTAGAACCTATAGAAGCAAAAGGCATCACAGAACCTTTGAAAATTTACACTTTATAGGTAAAATAAAAAGACCATTATAGGAGGAAACTATGGCAGGAAGAATAAAAACAGGCCCTAAAGAAGGGATGGTAGGAGATATGAAAGTATCTGAATATCAGATGAAACCAAACGTGCCTAACAGCGCTAACGACATGATGCGAGACCCTATGCAAACTAGAATGCAGTTAGGGATGATGCCTATGTTAGGTAGCCCCATGGAAGACTATAAGTCTTACTAAGGAGTAGGTATGATAATAACTTCAACTACTAGTGGAGATAAAGATTTAGTCTGGGAGCTTAATGATAAAGGTGAGCATGTAGTTACTTTATATCAAGTGCCTACCAAAGACGGAGAAGCTCCTACAAAATTAAAATCAATGAAACTTAAAAATGGCTAGAACTAGAAAGAAACCTTCTATGAAGGTAAAAAAGAAAAGCCTAACTAAACGTCAAGACGCGGCTATGAAACGTCACTCAAAACATCATACAGCTGCACACATGAAATATATGAAACGCCGTATGTTGATGGGCGACAACTTTAGAGCTGCACACAAGAAGGCGCAGAAACAAGTTGGTAAGTAGTATGGCTCGTAATTACCGTGCTGAATATGATAATTATCAAGGCAGTACAAAACAAAAGAAAAGAAGAGCCGCTAGAAATAGGGTACGTAGAAGAATGATACGTAGCGGCAAGGCTAGAAAAGGTGATGGAAAAGACGTACACCACATTGACGGCAACCCTCTAAATGATTCTCCAAAAAATATTAGAATGGAGTCTAAGAAGTCTAACAGGTCTTTTCGAAGAACAAAAACAGCTCGTAAAAAAAGGAGATAATATGGTTACAAGAACCGCAAAAAAGAAAAAAGCTAGGAAGTCAAAGAAAAGTGGGGCTAAACCTACTAACCCAGCTTTGTATGCAAGAGTAAAAGCAGAAGCTAAACGAAAATTTTCAGTTTATCCTTCTGCATATGCCAATGGCTGGCTAGTGCGTACGTATAAGAAAAGAGGTGGGGGCTATAGGTAATGGCTAAACCTACTGGTGGACTAACTGCATGGTTTGGAAAAGGCCCTAAAGGCGATTGGGTGGACATTGGTGCCCCCAAAAAGAAAGGGAAGTTTCAAGCATGTGGTAGAAAGTCTGCTAAGGGTAAGAGTAAAAGAAAATACCCTAAATGTGTACCGAGATCAAAAGCAAGAAGTATGACAGCCGCACAAAGAAAGAGTGCTGTCAGAAGAAAACGTGCAGCAGGTAACCCTGGAGGCAAACCTAGAAATGTGCGTACAATTGTCAAGAAGAGAAAAACTACACGTAAGCGCAAAAAGAAATAACTATTGGTTTCTTACTTGTTTTATAAGTTTAGCTAAGTACCACTCAGCTTTATGTAAATCTTCAATACCATTCTTTTCTTTATATCTTGTGACATACTTAATTATGTTACCTTCTAGGTATCCTAAATCATGAGCAAGTATGTAATCTGTAGTCTCGATTGATTTGTTGTAATAAGGTGGATTAATTTTATCCGACATTCTAACCTCCTGTTGTAAGCACACTAGTTAATTTGTCTATGTATTCATCAAAACTGTATGCTTGTTCTAAAAATTCTTTAACTGTAAAAAATGTTTTATCTATATCCTGTGTCATTACAATCTTATCTGCAGCTCCGACTACTATGTAAGCAGGCACACTATGACTTATAGCTTTTTTTAACCATTCCTTTTGTTGAGTAGAAGTATTAATTGAGATCTTAGATGTTAGCTTCACAGGGATTTTTTTATGATATTTGTATTCTACAAACACGCAGCCAGCCAGGCCGCTGTAGTACACGTCAGGCACGCCGCCATGATATGCATCATTGATTTTCCAACGATATATTTCTTTGGAGAGCGCTTTGTGGATCTTTGCTATAAATGTTTTCTCGATCACCGAGCCAAGTATAGCATATAGGAAAGTGCATACATGGTGCGACAGCATGTGACGCACCATGTAACACAAACATAATATTAAGCTGAAGCTTTAGGTAAGGCCTCATAGACCGACTTAGCAAAGTCATAGTGGTCTTTGTTAACCCACCCTTGGTTTTCAACTGAAATATTATAGAACGCTTTACCCGTTCTGTTTTCGGTGCGAGCAGAAGACATCGTCCATACAGACGCGAATCTATCTCCACCTAAACGCATTATTTGAGTGTTCCATTCTCTGCTTACACGAAGCTTTGAACTTGCACAATCAAATATAAAAGGGGTTGTGTCTAACTCACCTGTTTTTTCATCGATTCTAATCAATGTATGCGAGTGAGTTTGAGTGATATCATAATCCTCAAGGTTGTTGCCTTCTGCATTTAATGCGTCCATAGCATCAGCTTGAGAACCAAAGGTACCAAATAAACCACCACCTTTTTCACGTTTTTTCCAGACAACGTATTCGTCTCTAAAGTAAACATTTACAACGTTTATTTTATTTCCATATACTTCGTTTGTTACAGTGTTAAAGAAATCACCAACTTTGGCTCCTTCTAGATAATCACTGTGTTCTGGATCAACCTCGTTTGAGCTACTTTGCAGTTGCTTTACACGAGGAGTTTGTAGATGGTCAGCAGTAATACCTTCATTACCAAGACCAGTGCCTTTTTTTATGTGAGCAGGCATCTCACTTGCTTTTATAGCTATATCGTTCATCGTACGTACTCCTTTTTTCTTTGATATAGTTACTATTTAGACCTGAAATTAATTCGGGTCAGCTCAGTTGCTGCAACACCTGGAACCTCTTGTCCCATTTGTTGCAGCTCTCTGTAAGCGGTTGCAGACATGCGTTTTTGTAACAACTCAAACTGACCAGTGTCAATTATGTGTTGGTGAACGCTGTCCCAATCGTCTACAGTGGGTACAATTTCTTTTTTAATTGAAACTGTACACACATCATTCCCAATCCTATCCACTCCTTGGTTTTCAAGATTAAGAATAATTCGGTTTTCTAACTCATTAATCGATTGTTTAAGAGTTTTTTCTTCTGCTTGTAACTCTCTTAATGATTGTTTTGAGTCGTTAAGATCTTTTAGGAGATCATCCATAGTTAGTTCTGACATTAGTGTTTTACCTCCTGTTGGCTTTCTATTGTCTCTATTAAAGTATTAATCATGACTGATGCAGCCTGACCGGCGCTTGTAAGTAAGTCATGGGCTCTTTCTGGAGTATTGAGTTCTTCAGTAGAGCCATACGTATGCGCAGCTTCAACTTCTGCCATAGCAAAAATTAAAGCAGT